TTAATATCTTACATATTTCCCATAGACATAACCCCCATGTGGAGGATAATAAATATGTATCCAATCTCCTTCTTTACGGTATAATTGTACTTTTGATCCATTAGGTAAAGCACCTAATATTCTACTAGATGTAGATTTCTTTTCTCTAATATTTACACCACTCGGTGTATTTATTGTACCTGTTTTACCATCTAAATTAATCCAACTACTATTATTTGTAGATGGTTGACTTGGTGTTACATTTGAAGATGTGCCTAAAACACCATTTACTATTGCCTTAGCAATTCCATTCATTCCATATTTATTAAGTATGGCTACATCTCCAGAACTATCTATGAAGCATACTTCTATATAAATTGTTTTTGCTTTAGTTCTTTTAGTTAGTGCTAAAGGTTGGTCTTTAATCCCTCTATTTCTAAAGCCTAAATTATTTAATTGCTTTAATACTCTATCTGCTTCTATTAAATACTTACCACTATAGGTATACACTTCTGATCCATAACCACCTACTGTAGTGTTAAAATGTATACAGATGTTTAAATCTGCATTTACTGAATTACATAAAGCTACTTGTTTATTTAAACTTTCTTGTAATGTTGATGCATAATCTACTCTACATATATTAGTGCTATGTCCTCTGCCTCTTAATTCTTTATCTATTTCTCCTACTAGTTGCCTTGTTAATACTTCTTCTTTTAATCCGCCTATTCCTCTAGTTCCTACATCTCCACCGCTTAATGTATGTCCTGGATTTAAATTAAATAACATAAAACATTCCTCCTAAAATTTAATAAAAAAAGAACAGGTTTATTCCTGCTCTTTACTTTCCTTTACCGCTTGTCTAGCTGAACTTTGTCCAAAATAAAACCCTATTATTAATGTAAATACACTCAAAAATTCTGTACTTGATATATTAGTTTTTAATGCTAAAATGCAAAATACTATAGTAGTTAGTAATGCTATAATCTTTTTTATCTGTAGAAATTGCTCTAAAAATTTCATTTACACATCTACCTTTCTACTTAAAAATATTATGTTGAATTGCATATAAAAAAAAGCTTACTAAGCCTCCTACTGTTAATCCTACATACCATTTCAAAACAGATACAAGTTGCTTTAATTGATCACAAAGATTCTCCATTTTAGCATCTGTCCTGGATTGGCTTTGTTCTATTTTATCAATTCTCTTTGAATGGTCATTAAGCCTAATATCATGAACATTAATTTTTTCCTCTATCCTTTTATGTTTTTCTTCGCAGACTTTTAATTCCACATTACACCTCCAGTGATTTAAAAATAAGCAAAATAAAAAACACCTATTAGGTGCCTACTTTGCCTTTATAAAATTATTTATGTCGCTTTAATTATCTATTGTGTAACAACTTTTTCTGTAGTATCTTCTTTAGCAGTTGGGTTAAAGGTATAGAATACATTTAGTTTATTATTCATATCTTCCTTTTCATAGTAATTATTATCAATTAAATTTTTTAATAAATCATATAATATCATATTATTTACCTTCCTTTTCAAACCAGAAGGGCGCTCATAATAAGCTGAAAATTTTTGATTAACAGGTATTATGGATTTAATATTACTTTCTTGCTCCACATTACTTCTTATACTTTCTGCTTGAACTCTTATTCCACAAGCTAAAGTACTTGTAACAATAACTGAAAGTGCCATTAAACATGCTATTATTCTCTTTGATTTCATAACATATTCACCCTTCTAAAATGCTTTACTTGTATAGTCTATATTATAGTTATTCTACGTAAAAATGTAATTTCCATTCCATATATGTGATATATATGAAACTTTTTTTGCATTTTAAATAAAATTATAATAAAAAGACTATCTGAAATCTTGCATTTCCTTATCACAATTTTTTCCTAAATCATAAAAGAAGTTCATATAATAATTATACAAACTTCTTTTATAAATTCCTAAACCTATTATTTAATTATAAAATTGGTACTATTCTTATTGATACACATTTTGAATTGCTACCGGCTCACTGTCAACGTAATAATGTACTTCTGCTCTTGTCCAATCATTATATGTTCCAAACCCAGCTCCATATCTTCCTCTTGTAGTTTTATCACTGCTAAGCATATCCACTTCTGTATTTCCATCATAAAATATTACTAGAGTTTTAAAATAATGAGTATCACCATCATATGAATTTATTTCAGTGTGAACTTGATTATAACCATCTTGATAAGTATTACATTTAAAATCTGACTTATTTATACGCCTACTTAAAGTAGTTAAACTCTGCGTATTATTTGGCATAGTAGATGCAGCTTTTACATTTGTAAAAGCTAAACCAGAAGATAAAATAACTCCACATAAAGTAGTAGTTAAAAACTTAATTTTTTTGTTCATGAAATCATTTCCTTTCCTTCAAAAATGTGCAATAAATATTACACTGTAAATGTTAACACTGTAGGAATTAAATGTAAAATTTTGAATTCAATCATATTTTGAATTTATTCATTCAAATCTACTGTTATATCCAAAAATACAGTTAAATTGATATTTTTTAAAAATATTGCATAAATTATCATGACTTTTTATATAGTTAATCAACTTCATAATTTTTTTGCTTTAAGTAAATTTATTTCTACTCAGTTTTAAACTTCTTTTGTATGTTCTAATATATAATCCTCTATAGCTTTTCTATAATCTTTATTAGTTACATCATCTAGGATGTATACCTTACCTGTCTTTGGATTTAAACCTTCATCTACTATTCTCTCCGCACATATTCTTACTATCACCATATTAACTTCCATTATAAAATACCTCCATCTAAATTATTGTCTGCTTGTAAAAGCAATTGATTTTCTAATTCTTGCTTTTCTCTTTTAAGTTTCTCTTCATTGGTTTCTACACGTTCCATATATTGTGTTATAACAATTAAATCTTTTAAGTTGCTAGTGTTTTTATTTTTAGAAATATCTATATGATATTCTATTGCATTTTTAAAATTATTTTCATTATAACTATACGGTAAATCTATGAAATCTATTTCTTTTGGTCTTAAATCTATATTTGAAGTTGTAACTATTTCACCGAACGAATTATTTAAAATAACACCTGTATTTTTATCAAATATTAATCTTTTACCAAATTGCATTTTATCACCCCTATTCTATTGCTACCCATTTAAAATTACTATGGATATATTGCAAAAATGAGCTTTGTTTAATAACAAATCCATTATTAGTTGCTGTTATATCATCTGTAAAATTAGTTGAAAATTGAAAATTATTGCCTGATCCTGCACCGGCACGTACTAAAAGCGTAGATCCTTTTAATTGGTCATATGTGTGCTGTCCTCCACATATAAAGCCATCACTAGTGTATATCATGTTTATTGTAAAATCTACATAATTGGGACTTCGATTTTCCCAACCAGATATTAATATAATACTTGGTTTAAAATCTAAATAAGATATTATATAGTTTTCTGTAAATTCAACTTCTGTAAGTTCTCCTTTAGCATACTTTTTACCTACATTTATATTAGCTACTTTATTTATTAAATTTAACAATGTTTCATTACCGGCTGATGGTTGTTCTTTAGCGGTTAAATTAGTAGCAAAAGTATTTTTCAATGTTTGAATTTTATCATGTTGTTGTTGAAAGGTATCAGTGGCCAACAATGGACTTCCAACAACGCTGGATATCAGATTCTTACCATTATTGGCATTTGTAAAAAGCTCATTTATAGCTCCTGTGATTGTTTTATCTTTAGTTAATCTTTTATTATCTGTCGTAATATCAGCCAAATCTGACTTAATACTAGTTATATTTTCCTCGTTTTTACTTACTCTTTTACTTAAATCTATCATATTACTATTTATTATCTGTATGTCTTTCTGTGTTGCTAATATAACTGTTGGATCTACTTTTAAAGTTACACTAGATGTATTACTTACTTCCAACATCATTCTTATAACCAAATCTTTTGTACTTCCATCTTGAGCCTGTGGTTTATATGTTTCTGGATATTTGCCTATGGCTAACATATTATTTTCATCATCAAAAACTCCAGCTTCACGTATCATAAACCCGCCAACTGAACTTGGTATTATAACTTCTATAACTACCCAGCTAGGATTGTTTTCATCTACCCTAATAGAATTTATATTGCCTTGCCATACTTCGTTAACTAAATCCTCCTGTTCTTCTGTTGGGTTATAATATTTTCCTTTACCATCCCCAACCTTAAGAGTTGTAAAATTAACTTTGTTTCCTAATGCAGTTGCATTAGCTATTTTCGCTTTACCTATTTTAGTTAGTATTGTATAAAATTGCTCTGCCATTAATTAAGCCTCCTTTCTAGGATATACTGTTATATTTTCTACTCCTGTATTGCTACCCATAGCTATATTAACTTTACCTCTAGATGTTATGTCTTTAGGCATCCATGGATATACAGTTATTTCCTCACCACTTGTTATAGCACTAGCATAATAAATATTAGTATTTATTTTTTGGACTAAAGTAGAACTTAACATCATATTACATGGAATTATATATCTAAAGTTATCTATTATTTCATTAAACATACTCCAATCAAAAGTATTTATTTCTACTTTTAATACATATTCATCATTAAGTACTTCAACTTTATAGTTACCCTTACCAAATATAGTGTTTAGCTTATATTCAAGTGCTCTATGAGTTATAGGCATCTTATCCATTTTTCTATTTTTAATTCTTAGCTTTCTAAACTCTAATGTATCATTTAATAAATCAGCTCTTATCTTAAATAGTGTTTCTCGATGCTTTATCCCATACTCTGTTGCTGTATCAACAAAGTTTTCTTTTAGGATTCTTTGTTGCCCTTTTTCTAATAACTCAAGCTCTCCATCTTCTGTAGAAGTAATTTGTTTAAATTCTTCTATATCAGATATTTGTGGCGGTAAAAAATCAATTAATTTCTTTTTCACTTAATATCACCTCTTTAAACATTGGAACTTCTTCAGTTCCTAAAGTTAAATTTTCCTCTTTATCATTTATTTTAGTGTTAAATAAATCAGCTACACCTTCTACATTCAAAATTCTAGCTTCAATTTGGCTAATCCTAACTATCGTATTATCCTCTTCATGCCATTGTTTTCTAAGGTTTAACAGATAATCTTTAATAACTTTTTCTATATCTTCTTGAACTTGACCAATAGTAAGTCCTCTCTTTAATAGAAGTTTGGTTGCTATAGTTATTTCTATATCTTTAGCACCTAATACAGTAACTACATGGCCTACTGGAGCAACACCAAAACCTTTGCCTTGGTTTGGTACTGGATCTAGTATAGTTTGTACCTTGTCTATTAATTCTATTGTAGGAACACTATAATCACTATCTAAAAATACTATCTTTACAGTTCCACCACCATTCCATATAGGAAATACCTTTACGGTTCCAACACCTTCAATAGCTCTAGTTCTAATTTTATAATCTGCTATGTTACCACCATAAGGTTTCTCATTTAAATGCTCTATATATCTATCATATAAACTCTGGTTACTTTCAACATCTTCTCCTGGTATAATAAGTTCTCCTAATGTAGCAATAGATAAATCCTCAATATATTCAATTGGTATTAACGGTCCTATTATAGAGTTTCCCTCTATACCTGTTGTTTCACATTGCATTTTATATAAACCAGTAGAAATTTTTTCTACTGCAATAAAATTAAAATCTTCGATAGAAAATCTACTATTCAAAGGAATGTCTATTAATTCATTTTCTTCGTTATAAAAGTATCCTTTTTTAATTGCATAAGTTGCTTTTTCTCTTTTAAGGCCTTCCTCTGCAACTCTTAAATCCAAAAGTTCATCTGGCATATCAGGGCTTGCAAAAGTACATTTTAAAAAATAATCCATATCTGAATACATTTTAGCAACTTCTTGAGCTGCTGGTGCTAAAGCATTATAAATTATAGAACCTTCTCTTTTGTCTAAATCATTAGATATTTTATTCATCATTCTATCTAAAATCACTTCTTCGGTTTGATCTTCAAACAACTACTATCTCACCACACTTTCAGTAAATTCTCCATAAATAGAAAAGACAGTGAATTCTACAAAAACACTGTCTCCATTGTATTTAAATATAAAATTATCAACATTGTTAATCCTATCATCTTGGCTTAAAGCTTCTTTTATTCTACGTTTAAATTCACTTTCCGCTATTGATTTATCCTTTCCAATAACTCCATCAAGTTCACTTCCATAGTTCCAACTATAGATAAGATACTCATATCTTTCTGTATTTAAGATTAATCTTATTGCTTGTTTTAAAGCTTCTTCACCATCTATAAATCCTACTATTCTATTATCTTTAATTTTATAAGTCTTTGTTGGTTCGATTATTTCTTCCATTTCTAGATCATCAGATATAACTGCTCCTTGTGGTAATATACTAACCTCACTCACACCTACACCACCTTATCTAAGATTACATACTGTTGGCCACCTTGAATTCTAAGCAATAAAACCTTATCTCCTTGTTTTAAACCTTCTCTAATTAATAATTTATCTAAAGATGTATTTAGGTTACTTTCAATAGAATTGTTTATATAAGTATGAGTATGTTTTAAATCTATTTCATATCTAATTAAGCTTTCAGGAATAATAAAAAAATCTCTATCTAATATAAGCTTTTGATCCACCTTTATTTTTAAATACTCTGCATTTATAACTTCACCAAAAGTTATTTCTACAGGTTTGCCAGCTCCTACTGCTCCCATACTTGCTTTTTTAATTGTATCCATCATTCCCATATCTACACCACCTTTAAATCAAAGTCCATTACTAAATTGCCTTTTTGAAACTTATGTGTAGCTTCTTCTATAAGGTAATACTGTTTTATTCCCTTTTCTTTTATATCCACATACACACCACTACCAGCTCTTAATTTTAAATCCGCTGCTATATCTGTGCTAATAACATCTTTTAATTTTAAAGTTTTAGTTTCTCTATTTTTAAGCTTTAATGCTGCATTAACCATCTCTTGAATCTGCGCCTTGTTCATTTTTTCATCTACTTTTTTGAAATACTGTAATCTTCCCCACCTAGCAATGTTTCTGCTATCTTGTGCTATATAAACATCTCTACCCTTAGTATCTTTATTATCTCTTACTATTTTAACTCTATTATAAGTATCACTATCTATACTATTTTTCCAATCATAATCTCCTAAGTTACTATCATCACTAATAACTACAGGTTGCTTCATGTTATTTATATTTTTTAAGTTTAAATATCCAAAATCATCATATAATGTATAAGTTCTTTTATTATTCATTAGGGTTTTTTCTAAAGAACTATATATTATATCTAGTAATTTTTTATCATCTTCTAATAACTGTGGTATAACATATCCCGTATCTTCTATAGTTCCTACTCTCAATCCTATATCTTTAGCAATTTGTATTAAGATTTGGCTTGCTTTTTTATTTTTAAATACATAAGTATCATTAAACAGTAAATATCTCAATTGATCATAAGCAGTTACTTTTATAATTGGATTTTTACTTCCTCCATTTTCAAATGTATATCCATAAAACACTGGATTACCATCTACTTTAAAACTTATTACATCACCGTTGTTTATAGTAATTTGCTTATCTTTTAATATTTCAAAGTCCAAACTAGAAGGCTTATCTTTTCTTTTAGTTTTCCAGGTAACTTCACTTGTTAATTCAGATATATCAAATACATTCCCATCTTTATTATCCAGTAATAATTGTATATTCAACCTATCACCACCTATGGAAGCCTTAAAACTTGTCCTGTATATATTAAATTAGGATTCTTGATCTTGTCTTTATTTAGATTATAAATTTGTGGCCACTTATTACCATCACCTAGGTATTTTTTGGATATGTGCCACAACGTATCATTACCGCTAACTGTGTGTGTTTTAGGTTTATTAGTATTACTTGGTCTTGGTGGATTACTACTTGTTTTAACCGCTTTCTTATTACTATCCTTCTTATTTACTATAACTACTTTTTTAGCAGCATAGTTTTTATACCTCTTGAGTTCTATAGAATAATGTACATCTCCAACTTCTCCACCTTCTTCATAAGGCTTGAAGTTTTCTACAGTGAACAGATCATTGATTTCTAAAGGGCTACCGGTAAATATAAACCTTATTTTTTGTTTTTTATCTCTCCATTCTCTAATTTTCCCAATATAAAAGCTCGGTTCAAATAATTGTTCCGAGCTTACATAAGGACCTTTATGTTTAGGAAAGAAACTTTCAAAACTTATTTCAGTTAACTTAGGTTTGTTTATTGTATTAATTTCTCCTAAATTAATTATATCGTATATTTTATTGTCTCCATCTTCATCAAACTCAACTTTCTCTGGTAACACTGGGAGTATAAATCCTTCTTCACCATCATTAATTCCTAAATACATTTTGTAATTCATTAAGCATATACCCCCTCTGCACTATTGACTAATTCATTTTCCATATAAGTTTCTATTTTAGATATTATTTTGTTTATGTCTGCTTCTTCTTTAATATCTCCAGTAGTAACTTGTACTGTTGGAGTTAGAGTTACAAAGTTTTGTATGCTTTCCATTTCTGCTAAATCTCTCATCATCTCTAAGTGTTCGTTACTGATGTCAATTTTATCATCTATATTTGCAAGATGTTTATTAGCATCTTTTAATCCTTTGTTTCCACTTGGAGATTTACTACCTTTATTTTTACCACCATCTCCTGCAGTTCCTAATGCTCCCGGTCCTTGTGCTTTATTCCATGCTGCCATATCTGGCGTTTTTTGTTGTCCAATTGATTTTTTTATTCCCGCAAAACTATTTAAAGCATTACCTATACCTCTTGCTACTCCTGCACCTTTATTATATCCAAAAGTTGCAGCTTCTTTATAATCCATTTGCTTCATCCTAGGTATTTTGACAACACCTTTTTTGCTTTCGGGCACTGGAATTTTACTTATAAGATTATCTAGACCACTGTGAAGATTAGTTTTTACCCCTGGTATCATATTAATCAAATCAGTTAACCCTTTTGCTAAATTACTAATCCATTCTAATATAGTCGTACACATATCATAAAAAAGTTTTTTTACTGCATAAACCGGATCTATAAATAAGTTAGCGAAAAATTCTGCAAAACTAGCGAATCCATTCCATAAAAGCCCAATAAGATTATATATAAATGCAAAAGTAGCTCCAAATAATCCTCCTATAGAACCTAGTATTTGTTCCGCAGTAACCCCTGATTGTATTAAGATATATATAAATAATGCTATTGAACCTATTATTAGTAATATAGGCCAGTTAACCATTAACCATGCAATCCCCATAGCTACTAATGTTGTTATAGTATCCCATAGCACTGGAATTAGCATAACAGAAAAATATAATATTGTAGAAATTAGTATAGGTTCTATTATTGACCAATTATCTTGTACTATTTGTCCTATCCAACTAATTACATCTATAACCAAAAGTATACTATTCACAATTATGTTTATCCCTATACTTATTCCGTCAAAGAATGGTTGAAAATCACCATTCTTAAATCCTTCATTTATAGCACTTAACAAAGGCTTTAAAGATTCAAGTGCATTTTCTGAAGCTTGTGCAAAAGAGGTCTCTATGTTTGACTTAAGGTTATTAAGTTGGGCTATTGCAGATTGGTTAAATTCTTCCAAAGCTTTATCAGTGGCACCTTTTTGAGCTAATAATTTATCAAATTTACTTATAAACTCATCCATACTTTTGGACGCTTTTAATATTTCTGCATCGGCTTTACCAAATCCAAATCTAGATTTTAAGGACATAAAATCTCCACCTAAGGCTTCTTTCAATGCAAATCCAGCTCCCTCTAAACCTTGGGTTGGATCTAAGAACGCTAATTTTTCAGCTGTTTTATTTAAATCCATAAGTTTGTCTGTATTCTTTGTAAATTGAATAAAGCTTCTAGTTATAGTATTAAATTCTTTTAATCCATATACACTCTCATTTGCATATTTGTTAAGATTCCCAAAGAAAGCTTTCCCTATATCTTTGTTACCTAACATTCCACTTATGGTAATTAATTGTTGTTCTAGCCTTGCTCCTCCACCTATAGTTAGGTCTATTCCTTTTTTAGCAGTTTGAAATCCTAAATAAGCACCTATAAGATTTTTTATCTTACTTGTTAGCACATTCGCTTCACCAGAACCCTTGTTAAAAGATTCATTTAATTTTTCTTGATTATTTTTAGATTTATCTTGTGTGTTAGCCAATTCTTGTAATCCAGCAGAAGCTCTTTGAATTGCTCCTCTTGCAGTATTTAAAGTATTTGTTATTCTTATATCTTTGTTAGCTGAATTATTTAAATTATCCATAGCACTTATAGTTAAATTTAAAGCCTGTGTAACTTGTTGAAGTGGACTTGTCATCTGGTCAAACATTTTTAAACTTGCTGATACGGTTGCCACTTTACCACCTCTTTTTTCAAAAAATAAAAGCACTCCATTCTTAGAGTGCTTTAGCTCCATTAGTCAATTGACTAATTACGTTATAGGGATATTCTTGATTTTCCATAACTAAAGTGTAGCTTTTATTACCAACTTGAAAACCTATCCCATTAATATATAATTTCATCGATGTCAATTTAGATAATGGAAATTCGAATCCGTTTTCTATAGACGTAAAAATTACCCTTTGATTTGTTACGAATATGTTTCCTTCATATGAATATTCTACATCCTCCCTTATAGGAGTGGATTTTCCTGCACCAGTTCTATATGATAAACCTTTCGTAATTCTTATGCTTATACCAGATGATTTTCCTGTATAACCAACAGTTTCAGTTCTATTTATAACTCTTCTAGCCATATCTCCATAATAACAACTTTCATTAGTTTTACAAATAAAATCATTAGTATTTATAGTTACTAATTCACCTCTGTCTATAATTTTAAGCTCTTCCTCACTTATGTATGGGTTATAGTATTCGTTAGCTATTTCATTATTGGATAGTTTACATCTTTTTATAAGAATTTTTAATATTAATAGAGATAAAATCATAAATATGATTAAAGTAAATCCACTACTTATATATCTGTCTTTAAATAAAAATATACTAGAAACAAAGCTAACTATTGCTATAGACCCACAAAAAAACATACCTAAATAATATATAATTTTTCTCATACTATCCCCCACTTAAATATTAAATTATTTTAATAATAGCAAATAATGGGGTTTATTTCAATATTATCTTCTTCTTTTAGCTTTATCCATTTGTTTCTTTTCGTTTTCTATATGCAAATCAATGCTAGCATATATAAAAGCTCTTTCTCTTCTATCTATTGGATCTAACGGAGATTTACCAACTAATACTCCTGGTCTAATCTTTAATCTATGGAGGGCATAGTGAGCATAATTAGCTTCACCATCCCCTCCCTTGATTAGTTTTTTCCTTCTTCTACTAACTCCTGTATTCCTTTATCGTAGCCGTTTATTTCACTTACAACACTACCCCATTCCATGTATTCGCCATCACTCATTTTAGACTTCATAGCCTTAAGTAATTGTTCAGCTCCCATAACACCCCATGCCTTTTGCAACTCTGCATTTTTTAAGTCTGGGTAAACAGTAGTTTCTATTATTTGATTAGCTATAAATTTATCTTGATCAGTTTCACTCATTTTTTGACCTTTAACTATTGTTATCTTTTTACACTTTTTTCTGAGTTCGTCTCCTTTATCAGCACTTATAGGCTTAAACTTCATCTTTTTCTTTTTGCCACCTATGGTTATTTCTCTTTCTATTTCTTCTACCTCTTCAAAAGAATCCATTAAAAAATCTTCAAAATTATTCATTATATACTCCTCCTATTAACCTAATACTGGTTTATTAAATTTATCTAATAAATCTACATCTTCAAATGTAAATGACATTTCTTCTTCTAAAACTTCACTTTCAACATCAAACATTGCCATGTTGACCTTATCTAAATTACATTGTTTTAATACTACTGTTTGCTTACCTAGTGCACTTGTAGGATCCTCATTTGTAACAGTCATATCAAAATAGACATCTATTCCATCTTTCATATATTTAAGCATTAAATCTCTAAATAAAGATGTAGCATAATACACTGTAAGCGTTCCTGTTCCCTTCCAACCTGCAGCTTTATTTTGAGTTCCTCTATGTCCTAAAGTTTTTACTTCTGTTTTAAGTTTCTCTACTTCTGATTCAACCTTCTTTGCATAAAACAATTCTTCATTTCTACCTTCAATAGTTATATAAGCTCTAGCTTCTTGTCCACTAATAGTATCTTCTGCTTTAAAGAATCCCATTTACTATTCCACCTCCACATCCATATATAGTTTTTCCATAGCATCTATTGGTTGTACCCCAACTCTAGCTACTACAGAATCTTTATCTTGTCCTCTTTTAATTTCAACATCCTCTGGTACAACATTCTCAAGTGCTCCAATTCCTTGTAGTTGTTCTAAAAATTTAATTACATCCTTTTTATACAAATTTCTTCCATCTTCACTATTATTACCTTTACCAATGTAGCTAGTTTCCCATAATAACCTAGTGCCATTATTTACTTCAAAAAGTGTACGAACCACTCTATTTTTTCTATAATCTTTTCCTTTATCTTCTGTAAAACTTTTAAATGTATTAATATCCTGTTCTATTACTACTTTTCTATTACTAATAGTAAAGACTATTTCTCCGTTTAATAAAGCTTCTTCTATTTCCCTGTTGGTGTATTTAGTATCTACATCAATAGCACCTGGATATTCTAAGTAAGTATTTGATTGATTTACATTTGCTCCAGCAGTAGCTCCAGTTACAAATGCAACTGCTTGATTGGATTTTATTACTGTATTATCACTTAAAATTACACCATTTTTAACAGTAATAACATTTTCACTATCAGCTTCAGGATAATTTTCTAGTATCAACTGCACCTGTCTACCATCTTCTTTAAGTCTCTTTATAAATGTAGTTGCCACTGCTTTTATAGTAGGATCTTTAGTTGGAATACCAATAGCATGAAATTCATAAGGTTCTATAACTGATAAATAATCAGTATATCCTTGATTGGTAACAGTACCATCAGCTCCACCTTTAAGTGGTAATCCAGCAGAGGTTTTTAATTCTCCAGTTCCTTTAAAATCAACATAATCATTAGGCTTCAAATCTTCTATAGTTCTAACTAATTGCTTATCTATCTTATTTCCTTCAAATATAGTTATAACTTCAAAACTTCCTGTGAAATCTATACTGTTTTGAATTACTATAGTAATATTATTTCCTTTTGTTCCAGTATATTTAGCATTTATAGTTAATCCTTCCAATGTAGCAGTAGCTTTAATTCCTTCATTAAGTCTATATAAAAGCAATGTTTTAGCTTTCTTTAATACTTCTCTAATAAGTAATGCACTTTCATCAGCTATATTGATACCTAGTACTTTAGATAAATCATCATCAGCGTGTATTGTTATAATTTCTTTTTCAGGTCCCCATGGTAGCTCTAATGGTAGAGTTGCAATTCCTCTTTCTCCTATTGGCGTTTGCCCTTGCTTTTTAGACTTAAAATTTATATAAGCCCCTGGTCTAATTTTATTTTGTCTTTCCCAAGTTCCACCAGCCATACTATTTCACCTCTTTCTTATTAAAGTCTTCTAAGAGTTTATTTACTTCTTTTAAGCTATACTGTTCATCTTTTAATAAAGCTTTAAGTACATCTATTTCTATTACTGTAAACTGTTTTGAATTTACTATTTGTTCTTTGGTAAATTTAATTTCTTGTTCTTTATCTACCATTTAAATATACCTCCTGTTTCAATTTATTCATTTTAGGAGCTTCTTCAATCTCTTTTAAAACATGATAATTAAATTGCAACATGAAGTGTAAAACTCCATCTATAACCTCATGTGTCATTTCATTAGACCTATACAAACTATTATTTACTTTTATATATTCAAGCACCTCATAAAGCTTATCAGCTATATCATTACAATCTGAATTAATATCTTCCTTATCACTAAAATAATGAATGTTGAATGATATATTTTTCTTATACCTAACGTTGATCTCTTTATCTTGACCTGAACTTAAAACCTTAACAAAAAAACAAGGTTCTTCAAAACCTTGTTCAATCTCTTCACCATATATATTTATGTTAGGAAATTCTTTATCCAATGTTTGATTAATTCCTATCCTTAAATCATTTATATTTGCTATATTATCACTTCCCTTAAGCTCTACCATTAAGTATTTGATTTAATAATTCTACTTGTTTTCTTTCTAAAAACTTAGGTAACTGCCTTTCAATTTCTTGCATTGATATTGTAGCCATAAATCTACCTTCAACCCAGCCTTTATGATTTTTAGTTCTATGCCCATACTCGACATAAGAAGCATAATCCACATTATTAAATATCTCCACTGCATAAGAATCACCTTGCTTTACTACATTTCCCACTTGCCAGTTACGTCTTAAATGCCCTCCTGTTTTAGAGCTACTAGTTGTAAAACTTACCTCTTTACCATCCTTAGTTGTAAAGGACACTTGATTACTATAAACACCTATTGGAGTTCTCTTTTTAATCTTTCTTTCAGCTCTAAATGCCATCTCCAATAAAAATTCTCTTATCCATCTTTCAATTACCCTTTCATCAAGTGCCTTTTGAAAACTCTTGGCCATCTTCTTAAAATCAGAGTAATCAAAACTCGCTAATCTAGCCATTAAGCTTTATCCTCTTTATTTAAAATAACTTCCTGATGTGTATAATAAGGAAATCCTTCTCCAGCTTTATATTTAGTTATAATTCCAAATTGGTTAGTAATTTCTATTTCATCACCTTGTTTAATCTCTAATTCAGGGACAATAAAAAGCTTAAGTTCATAATTTATATTATTTGTTGTATCACTTTGATTATTTTTACTTAGACTTTGTTTTGATACTTTACAAGATTGCTTTTCATACCTAGGAATTGGATTAATACCTGTTTTAGTTTCTTTAGTTACTGGATCTTTATATTTTTCATACCCATAAATATTACAAGTGCAATCATACAGGCTTTCAATAGCTTTTCTTGCTTGCTTTCTAGCCTTTTCTATACCTTTAAGCATATTACCAAACCAACTTTCTATATTTATGAAGTTTAGCTTTATAGTCTTTTACTAGGCTATCCTTAAATTCAGCATTAGCAGTTCTATAGCTTATAGAAGTATCCCCTTCACTTATAGAGGAAATGGAACCTAAAGGATTCTCTTCTTCCCCTAGGTTATCATTTCTATATATATCTATAGACATTCTTAAAATAGTATTATTTAATTCTTCTGGGATTTCTTTTATGTGACAATAATTCCTTATTGTTTGTTCAGCATCCTCTATTGCGAATTGCAATAAAAAATCCTTGGAGTCATCATCCAAGGATATACCTAAAAGCTTTTTTAATTTTTCTAATTGAGTCATTAAACTCACATCCAATCTATTAACCTCTTGAAATAATTCTAGCTATTGCAATAGCTTTATGATCTATATATTGTTTAGCACTTCCTGAACCTCCATCATTAACAAGCTCCCAGTTAGCACCATTAGCAAGTTCTTCATCTGTTGGTGATAATGTTGTTTGGGATTTCTTTATATAAGAAATTCCATAAGGAGCAAAACATTTTCTTTGTCTAGAATAAAGCGTATCTTGTCCTCCGTTAGTTTTTGGATCTCTTGACATTTCATACGGAACTTTAGCACCAATATTCTCATAGTCAAAAGCTCCATCACCTAATACATAAGTTGTATATTTTGTATATGCTTCTATATCACCAGTTTTAGGCACTTCTTCTATTGGCATTGAATCATCAATTAAAACAGTTCTTCCGTTCCATGTTGCAAGTTGTAATTCTCTTTCAATACCTGTTTCATCTGTATATTTAAGATATGATAGTAATTTAAGGTTCTCTAAATTAGTAGCAACGGCACTATGCATAATAGCTAGGGTAAATTTAGATTTATTATCACCGCTAGCCTTTTGAATAGCTGTATTTAATGTAGTTGATCCTACAACATTTTTATCATCTGCTAATGTTGTTATATCTAATGTATGGTTATTAACGAACTCTAAATTTTTAGCACCTGTCATTGAGTATATACCCTTTAATATTGATAATAATGTGCCTTGATCTATATCATCCCAATATTCTCCCACTTGATTTCCTACATTATCCATGAAGTTTACTCCACCAGTTATATCTTCTGAAAAGTCACTTTCTACCCATGCCTTAGCTCTACCAACGACTACAACACCTCTTTCAAATGTAGTTGTGCTTGTAGCTGTAATATCTGTTTGTCCATCATAATTTAATGCGTCACCATCAATACGACCATACATAGGTAATACTGCATACGCAGTTCCTGTTTGTGAACTAAAAGCATTTTTAATTTCTGCATTTCCTTTTAATGCTCTTGATTTTAATAATTCATTTTTCTTTAATTTTGGTACTCTTTCTACATAAGCTCCAAATGCTTGTGGATTAAAACTTTTTGAATCAAATTTTGCCATATTATATTCCCTCTTTCTTTATTTAAATTTGTACATTAGGATTTTCTTCTAGATATTTGCATAATTCAGTATAAGACATTTTACTTGTATCTTTTGGTACTGGATCTTTTATTGAATTATCAGTAGGTTCTACTCCTGAAAACTTAGGTTTTTGTTCTTCTGCAAATAAATAACTATCACTCTTTTTAAGTGCTTCTATTTGTTCTGAAAGTCCTAAAACATTTTCACCTTCTAATTTAATGCCTTCTAAATTTAAAAGAGCTTTAACAGCCTTTGTATTTCTTACATTGGCACCTTTTAAAGCTCCTTCTAATGCATAATTAAATTGCATATCCTGTATTTTCTTTTCATAGTCTTTAACCTTAGT